CATATACGGGGATTTCCTTAACGATCGTTCGTGCTTGCGCTTCGACTTCTTGCACGCGGTCAACGTACTTTGTGACCACGCGCACGCTCTTGCGCTCGTTCTCCGTTTGCAACTCCGCGACTTGGCGGTTTTGCTCGGCAATTTGGGCTTCGTATTGAAGCGCAGTGAAGGAGCGCCCGAACCACGCCGCAAACATGATGGCGGCGGCAATGGCGCTCCACTTGATGTAAGTCAAATACCCAAACATCACGCGAATGGGCGACCGTTGGGGGTCGCGCTGTCAATGATTAGTTTGGATTTGCGGCCAACCTCACCTTCGTGCGTCGGGATGGCAATATGCGTCCAACGATCGAACTCACGAATCACCTGTTCGAAGTCAAAGCCCGACGCGATGATGGCGCGGGTCACTTCGTCGGGCGTCATGCCGTCCACCTTAATGTCGGCAGCGCAACCGCGACGGTGGTCGCTCGTGTCCTTGCTTTTCACGGCTGTGTTCACATCATGCGAACGGAAGCCGCTACTCACAAAAACGGCACGGCCACCAAATACTTCGTGCTTCAACTTGCCCAAAAACTGAGACAAGCGCGGCAGATTGGCGACGGCGTTTACCAACACCTCTTTGCCACCAATAATGCACTTCTCATTCTCGGTGGGCGTGTTGTCAAACTCGCGGTGGTCGGTGTGGATGAGTTCGGAGTAAGGGAAGTTCTTGTGAAATTCGGTCATGGTGTGGAGCCTTTCGTTTGTTCTTCATCGGTTGTGGTTGCCTCTGTGGTGGGTGGTGTAGTCGCTTCGGATTGCAGCTTGTTGTAAACGTAGTTCACGCCCGCGTTGACGAAGGTCATGCCAGCAACGCCGCCAAGCACGCCGCCAGACAACAACATGGCGTCGTTGACTTGCTTCGCAAACACAATGTCGATCGGGGCCATGCGGAGCATGGGTTGGATGGTGAACACCAACGACAGAATTGCGATCAATACGGTCGAGGCGAACACGAACGAGATCGTGAGAATAACCACCGCCCAAACGCGAACTTGAATTTGTTCGACGGTCATGCGCTCTTGTGGGATAAACGGTTGGCCGTCAAGTCCGAGCAAGATGCAAACGATCTTTTTGATTTTTTCGAGGGTGGTCATTTTTCGGTTTCCTTTATCAACATCTCAGGGGGCAACAGCTTGTCGGGGCATGTGCCTTCAACCGAACAAATCGGCGGCTTGCACTCCTTCAAATCCCAATTGCGCGGGTTTTGGCAGGGGTAGCGGTAACGGTCTTCGCACTTGGTCAATCCGAACACCGTTGCGGCCACCACCACAACGAACAACAACTTCATTCTTCGCCTTTCTCGGTGATTTTCACCGTCCTTAGTAATCGCTCCATCTTCTCGCGCTCATCACGAAGCGCAAGCGTTGCCTTTTGGTTCTCGCGTCGGTCGCGGGTGCGCTCACCGTCTTGCACCGCAAACTTCAACATCCCCCAAAAGATGACCGTGCAAAGGCACATCACCAACGTGCCCAAAAAAATAATCAACCAAAGGTTCTCGGGCTTACGCATTTGCAACCAATCCCATCAAAAACCAAAACCAAGCAATCAACAGCGCGGTGAAGAACACCACCACGTTGCGGTCGATGCGCTCATCACGCGCCACAAACGCCTCGGCATCACGCTTGGCTTTCTCGCGTCGCGCCTTCATTTGCCGCGCCGCTTGCCCCGCCTTCACCTTGTCTTGCATCTCCCTAAACTGCGTCCAAATCGGGCCAAGTTGCCAAGGCGCACCGCTCATCAATGTCGAGAGCGTTGGATAAGCCGCATCGAGTTCGGCTTGCAATTGCGTTAGTTCTAGTACGTCTTTTTGATTGATCTCATCCTTTCCGAAAATCTCGGTGTATCGCTGTTCGGCATACGCCTTCAAGACCCCGTAATTGTCGAACCACTCGCCGAGGTGTCCGATAAACTGTTGCACGACTTCATCTTGGGTTGGGATGTGTTCAACGTACTCGTCGCGCTTTTTCTTTTTCGACTTGGGTTGTTCGCTTGTCGCTGCAACCGTTGGTGCTTGCGTAGGTGTTGACGCAATTGGTCGTGCGCCTCCGAGAAGGTTCTTAATCCATCCCCAAAGGCCCGACACTTCTCTATAAAGTGCCTTGGCATCTGCAACACCGCCTTCGACAGTTTTCTTAACGCGTTGAACTTCAACCGTGCCTTCGCGCAGAGATTCGCAACAATATTGAATCCCCGCCCACGCACCACGGAGGGCTTGCAGCGCAAGAAGGTATTCGGGCCCCACATCACTTGATCGGTGGAAATTGGCGGGTTAGCCAGCTTTCGAACAACATCAACGCACGGCTTCCCATGTGGCCGCTGATACCGACGGCGGCGGCGGTCATTAAGGGGTCAACATTGGCGTTGGTGAACAGGTAGAACGTAATCACGCCCGTGAACCCTGCGGTCACGATCTCGCCAATGAATTCAAGCAAGTTGAAAACACGAGCGTGGCCCGTTTGAAGTTTGCGTATGAAGTTCACAACACCCCCCATGATTGAAAGTCCAATGACCCACGCATAGGTTATGAGCGGGATGTTTGACGGGTCTTTCTCGTGCATCGAGCTAATCTTTCTACCTTTTTGGGCGCATTACAGAGCAAAATTAGGACGCCCAAATTGCTTTTGGGCAATCGGGGAAAACTGGGCTTTCGACTGGAGTGATAACGTAACTCCGCACTGTTTCTCGGTAGGCATCAAACTCATTCTTGTTCAATAGGCTTTCTTGAACATCGGGCAATTGCGACCAATCAGTGTCCTTTAAAAGCATTTTCGCGCGAGCAACGCACGCGATTAAAAGATGCTTGGGAGAAGGTGCGGGAGGGTGATTCGTTGCGTAATCTTTGGCATCCCACTCATCAATCACGGCTTGGAATTCGTCAATCGAGGTGATTGGCTTGTTCACAGGTTTAATGCCGTCAGAGCCAACAACAAACTCAATTTGGCCCGAAGCGTCATCCCATTGGACAGCATGAATTGACGGGTCGATGGAGGACATATCAAGGTCGCCATAAGCCTTGCCATTCTTGATTACTAGGCCATCGCTTCGCACGATCGTAAGTTTCATTTGTTCACCTCAATTACCTGTTGGGGGTTGGTATTCATAGCCGCAAGCAACACTTTATTGCTTGCCTCATTTGCTTTGGTCATTTCGTTGCGAAATGATTCAACAGCCGCGCCCGTTTGTCGCTGCATCAAGCTGTTCTCGATAAGCAATATCGGCGTCCAAGCAATTGCGCACGCCCATTCGTCAATCTCTTTGCCTGTGTTGGGGTTTGTCCCACGCACTTGCGTGAACCACGAGCATTTCAATCCGACGCAATCCTTTTTTATGAGTGGGCAAAAATTCCCGTTCTTTAGTTCCATGCAATCCCCTGTGGTGGTTAGTTTTTAGTGGCAATGATAACGTCAACGTATTTAACGTCAAACGCCATCGCTGTTCCTGTAAATGTGTGACTGTGTGCGTCTTGCGTGTGGTTGTGCGAATTCATAGATAAACCATGACTGTGAGAGCCACCGCCGCCTTGGTAGTCGGTATAAAGAGCGCTGTAATAGTTGTCACCGTCCTGAACGCCCAAATACCCGTTGTTGCCGTTGAAGTCGTCCATATAGTAAGCGCCTGTCCAATGGCGGTGACTTGGCATTTCGCCTGTTCCCAAAGTTGTTCCGTTAACTGAGCCGCTTTGCGTGGTGGCTTGGTTCGTTGCGGCTGTGCTACTTAATGAACCTGTGGGTGTGCGACTTGTAAATGCGGCTGTAAAGTTAGTCGCGCCTCCGCTACCCGCCGAGCCCGTTACAACACGAAGTGCGGAATCGTTGTTGTTGGTGGTGTCTTTCGTCCATCCCGTCGGCGCGGCTGTTTGCTTGAACAGCATTGCCGTGCCAGCGGGAAAACCCGACGCGGAGCCTTGCAACGAGCCGTCGGGGAAGGTGACACCGTTTGGGCCAATGGTTGTTCCTTCCATGTCTTAGTCCTTTGAGGCCATAATCACATCAACGTAAGCAACCGCAAGGTTGATCGCGTTGGCCGAAACGGAAAGACTGTGTGAGTGAGATTGCCCACCACCCTCGTAATCGGTCGAATCGGCGTTTTTCTGCTGCCCTCCCGAATAGTTTCCGCTCTGTCCGTACCAAGTCGGATTTTCCGTACCCGCGTAAACGCGGTGGCGGTGACTTGGAATTTGGTTCGTGGATAGTGTTGTTGACCCAACGCTTCCGCTGACGCTTACGCTCTGACTTGTAAACGCGGTTGTGAAGTCAACAGAGCCACCCGAGCCAGCCGTGCCACTCACCACTCGCAACGCTTTGTTGTTGTGCGTAGTCAGCTTGGTAAAGCCTGTCGGCGCTGCGGTTTGACCGAATAGCATCACCGTGCCCGATGGAATCAAGGTTGGGTGAACGTGGTCTTCGCGTGCGTATTTCTTAGACGTTCCAACAACAGGAGAGGCCCCAAGCGGCTGCGGCGCACTTGCTGCGGCTTGACCAAGCACAAACGCGGTCGATGCCAGTTTTGTCGATGAATCATCGGCGGCTTGCGTGACGGTTTGCGCGGTCAATGTCACCGTGCTGCCGCTGATCGTTGCCAACTCAGCCCAACCGTTGTTCGCAGCGTTGCGCATCCGAAGCGCGTTTGGCGTCACCGAGGTGTCAAGCCAAAAGCTGAAAGGCTGCACGCCGCCCGATAGCGTTGCGGGGTCGGTTGCGCCACTTGCAAGGCTTGCAAGATTCGCAAGCGCAGCGTTTACAAGCTGCACCAAGGTTAGGCCCGAGAGCGTGCCCGACGTTGGAAGTATTAGTGAACCCTGAGACATTCTTTCCCCTTAGTACCCTTGGGCAATCCAATTGACTGTGCGGGCCACGCCCACGCCGCCGTTGATAACCTTGACCGTGAAGCCATTCAGCGTTTGCGCTGTAAGCTGCACGTCATCGCCTTGTTGCGCTCCGACGATTGTCGCTTGCACAGCGGGCACGGCCAAACCATTTGCGCCACCGTTGAACGGCGCGGAGTAGGTCACGGTCGAACCGCCTGTTGCGGTCGTCAAAGATGATGTGTCGATTCTATCGGGCACATCTACGGAAAAGACAAAGTTCGCCAAAATCGGCGAGATCGTTACGCTGTCCGAGTGAAGCAACACGCGGGCTTTGAAGAATTTTGCGTTGTAGTAGCCCGAAACGAAGTTTTGCCAATCCCCAAACACGCCGTCGGCCCCTGCAATTGCAATTTGCGGTTGAATAAAAATATTTGGGCCAAGGGTGGTTTCTAAGAAATCATCAACGGCGAACACGTCCACCATTGCTAACACGTTGCCCGTGATAGCCGTTGCGCCCGCTGTGTAGTTGATGAGCACGTTGCAAGGCGTAACGCGCCCCGCATTGATGGTGTGGGCACTTGGTAGGGTGTAAATGCCGTCCGTGACGGTGTATTGGCCGCCCGACGAGCTAAACACAAGGTCGCCACCTGTAACAACGAGCCCCGCGCTTTTTGTGCCGCTCCAACCCGTGCTTTCCTCGTCCCACGTTGCCAGCACGTTCGACACAAGCGCAGATTGCGCGATTTCAATGCCCTTTGGCGTGGTCGAATAGACGGTTCCCGCTTCCGAAACCACACGCGCCGCCACCCAATACATACCCGAGGTTGGGACGACATATTGCGTGATCGGGGTTCGGGTCATCACTTGGCCCGTTTCCCATGACGTACCTAATCGCACCTCGTAAGTAATGTCGGTGCGGAAGTCGTTTACCCTGTCCCAATAGAGTGTCGTCAAGCCGCCAACGAAGTTGTTGTAATTCGACAACAGGTTGGTCACATCGGCGGGCGTAGACAACAACGCCGAACCTGTGATGGTGTAGGTAAACGGGTTCACGTCTGCAAGCGTTTGCAGCGCGGCCCCGTACACGTTGAACGCGGGCAGCTTGATAAAAATTTGCTGACCGATCTTGTCGGAGGTGAAAGACAACTTCGCCACCGCCGTGTCAACGCGTAGAAATTGGCTGTTGATGGCGTGCGCTTCGATTGCTGTGCCGTAAGCGCCGCGACGCAAATATGTGAGGTTGTATGCGTTCGCGCCCGTCAAGGTGGCGTTGGCGTAACTTACCAACTCGCCGCCCACATAGCAGAGGGTCGCATACAAATCCGCGTCGGTCTGCGAGGCGTTCAACAACTCGCCGTTGCTCATCGACAGGTTGACGCTTAACGTGTTCGCCGTGTCGGGGTCGCTGTGCGCTGGCAACGCTGCGGTCAGAACGCCTTGGCGTGCGGGTTGCCCAATGTCGGCGACTTGCAAGTATGTCTCGCCGTCGTAAGAAACCCACACTTGGCAACCGCCCCAATCCGAACCACCGCTTGCGCCAATCCAAACTTCAAGACCGTTGGCGGTCGTCGCCAATGCTGCGGGCGCTTCGAAGATGACGGGGCCGCTTGTGTTGCCCGCTGGCACGTTGAAGTCGTTTTGGTGGCCGCTGCCTTCGGGTGAATCGTAGGTGGCCGAACTAAACACGCCCGCTGGCGCGTCTTCGGCGGTGATGTTAAACGTGTAGTCGTCGCGCTCCTCGATCGACAGAATACGCACGGGCTTTTGGTCAAGGCCAAGCGTCGTGTCGGTGATCGTGATGTAGTCGGTCGGCTCCAACAGAGCGAAGCGCACGCCCACGCTGAATTCGTAGGTGTTGCGAACGTATAGGGCACGCTGCAAGATCATTTGCGCGGCAGCGCGTGCAACGGCGGGGTCGGCGATCTCGTGCGCCTTGATGGGGTCAAGGGGGCGTTCACCAAACAATTCAATGTTGGCTTGGTCTTTGGCTTCCGCGATCTCGACGTTGTATTGGTTGGCGCGGTTCAAATACTCGACTTGCACCTTGTTGTAAGCGTCCGAGTTTGCCGAGCGCGTGACCAACACGGGGTCGTTGCTGCCGTCAAAAATAAAGTCTTCGTCGGTCAACTCATAGATCGGCGTGAGGTTCGGCGTGTACGTCACACCGTTGGCCGTTATCTCTTGGTCGCCGTACGGCGTGACTTTCAAGTAACCGTCCGACCAATAGAAGCCGCTGTTGGTGAGTTTCGCCATCAAGGTGACGAACTCGTGAGCGGCGGTTTGGCTAGAAATTGCGGGCGAGAACAACAAGCCGCTTGCCACGGTGTAGTCGTAATACGATTGCCAGTTGTAAAGGTACGAAGTCGAGAAGCCCGCGCCGTAACGTGGGTTCGTGAGGTAGTCACGCAAGATTTCGGACGGCTTGGCGTCCGTGGCGTCGTCGTCACCAATCAGCAAGCCCGCCACTTCGAACGAGTGGTTCGGCGTGCTTGAAGAATCGCCCAAGTCGTAGTTCGCGGCGGCAGCATAGGCGATGCCGCGATACGTCAGCGCTTGGGTGGGAAACTTGGTTGTCAGGTATGACCACGCAACTTGGTTGTCGGGGTCGCCATCCTTGATGGTGAACAGCGTGTTGCTCGCATAGCTGTCTTTGTCTTTCCACAGCTTGCGCACACCGACAATTTGGCCTTCGGACAAGCCCAAAATCATGCTTGCGCTGTATGTGTACGTCGTGTTCGATGTGCTGCCACCGCCGCCGCCTTTGCCGCCGCTTGTGGTCGTCGTGTGCGGGTGCGCCGTAAACGCGCCGTACCACATAAGGTTCGCGCTCACGCGGGTTGTGCCATAGACGATGGGCACAGCCATGCCATACGCCGACGTTTGGATGCGCAAAGACGCCTCCATTGGGGCCGTCGTGCTTTGGGTTTTTGCGCCGCCGCCTAATAATCCGCTCATTCTTTATTGCTCCAAAGCGACCAATATCCAAACAGCCGCCCCCGCAATTCTGCCCCATCGCGTTCGGACAAAATGACGCCGCCATTATGGAAGGCGTGCAACACGGTGTTGTCGTCGATCACGATTGCGCTATGCGACACCGTGCGGCCAAAGCGATAAAGGGCAATGTCGCCCTTTTTGGGCGCATTTGTGGGCGTGGCAAGGTCGGCGATTCGCAACAAGTAACGCTCCTCGTCGCGGTGTAAGTGCCAATCCTTCGGGTAATCCCCAAGGTCGATGGGGGGCATCATGCCCGTGGCCCCGTAGACCTCCACCAAGATGCGAGCGCAGTCAACGCCCACGCCCTTGATTGCCGCGTTGTGGTGGTAGCCCGTGCCGAGCCACGAAAGCGCCTCGGCCACGACTGCATCACGTTGTTGGTTTTCGAGTTCGGTCATAGATCAACGCATGGTTTCGGGTACTGGCACAAATGGGAAGCCGCGAAAGTTCACGACGTTGTTGAACTTGTTGGTGCAAGCGTCGGTCGTCTTGTTGCATCCATACCACGCTTTGAACGTGTCGCCCGCTGCGGGGGCGAATGGCAACGGGTTAATCAGCGAAACGGTTGTGCCATCCCAACTCTTGATTGTGCAAACCACGCCTTCAAGCCCGCCGCTCGTGAACAGCACGCCACCCAAATCGAGCGTGCCCGAAGCTGCCGAGGGCGACATGGTGGCCGTGAAGACGGTTGTCGTCGCGCCCGCGCCCACCGTTCCGTCGCGTGCAACGTCCACTTGCGAGACTTTGCAACCCGCGTCGTATAGCGTGTTTTGGCATCCCGCTTGGTAGAGGTTGCGCGGCATTTGGATGTTGAGCAATTCCAAGTCGGCGGCAATCTCAAATTCGGCAACCGATCGGCTGACTTTGGCGGGGGCCAAACGGCCCGCAAACATTTTCAACACGCCTTTGATCTGCATCGACGAATCGAAAAATGCCCGCTCCAACTCCACGCGGCAACCGTCCAAGTCGCCACGCACAGCGGCTTGCATGAACGGACGACCACGAATCACCATCGTGTCGTTGGCGTAGACCTTCATTTGCAATCGGTCAACCTCCACGCCGATCATGCTGCGCACGCGGTCACGCTCAATGATTGGCCCCGTTGCCAACCATGTGTCGATCGGGTTTCCCGCCTCGTCGTACAACGTCACGTCCTTGTCCCACGTCGTGTAACGGTAGGGGATGGAGTAGTTCGTTAGACCTTCTACGTCGTTCCACGCGGGGTTTGAAACGAACAGCGTCCACAAGTCGCAAACGATGAACTGTTGGGCGGTGTTCAAGAATTCCGCGAAGTCGGGGTAAAGCGTTTCGTTGTAGTTGCGCATCGCTCAAACCTTGTTGTAGAGCGAGCCGTACAACTCGCACTTCTTGAACTCAAACAAGTTGAGCATGAATTGGTTGAACTCTGCCGCGTCTTGGTTGAAGCGCACGCGATAGAAGAATTGCCCCGTCCAACTCAGCACGCCCGTTGGCGGGTCATCGAAAGTGACGACACCCGTGGGGCCGACAACGTAGTTGCTGACTTCGACGCCTTCAACGTAAATGGTCGGCGTGCCGTCGATGTTTTGAACTTCTTCGTAGAAGTTCGAACCCGCCACTCCGTAGGGTCGGGCCAACTGGAATTCAGTTTGCACGCCAACGCCAACGCCAAACACGGCGTCGATCGCTTGGTAGTCGCTCGGGTCTTTGTAAAGGAAAGAATCGAAACTTCCCTTGCGGTTCAAGAAAAAGCCGCCAAGGGTTTTGAGTTCGTCGTGGAGCGCGTCTTGGCGCAGCACTTCGTAACTCATCTTGAACGTATACATCGGCGAAGACATGAACGCCAAGCGCAACTCGCGGCCCGAAACCGCCTTTTGCACCTTGGTGCGGAATTCAGGCACGCGGGCGACGTTCCACGAGATGCCCACGAGCGTTGGAAATACTGCGTTGCTCATCGAGCGCCCCCCTTGACTGTGCTGCCCGTCATCTTAAACGCCCGCGCTTGCTTTTGAATCGAATCGGCCAAGGCCGCGCCTTCACGCATGAACAAATCGCGCACGCTCTTGGCGTCCACCGCTGAAATATTCACATGCACAGCGCCACCCCCGCCACCGCCACCGCCCGACA